ATTTCTAAAGAAATATAAAGAACATTCTTTCCTAGTTCTAGATTGGCTGCTGCAGTATGACACATGAAAAGAGATTTACCTACACCTGTACCTGCCATGCAGATATTCAAGGTTTTATTTGGTAAACCGCCTTTTGTAATTTTGTTAAAATAATCTAAATCCCACGGGATTCTAGATTCCTTGGAATTATAAAATTCAAATCTATCCTCACTATTGTCTATATAATCGTGTCCAATATTAGGATCAAAATTAACACCAAGAGCGCTTTGGAGAATTCCTGGAATAGATCCTTCTGTTCTTGTGTCGTTAAGTTTCTTGGATTTTCCGTCGATGATTTGGATTGATTCCATAATCGCATTATATACAGCACGATCTCTACACCATTTTTCTGTTTCTATGACCAGATATTCTTGTTCAATATCACTTCTAGATTTACATTCATTAATACATTCTGATGCATTAATTCTAACATCATCAGGTGCTTGAACTTTTTTAAGTTCTAATTCTAATATCTTACTGGTAGGCATTTTGTTATGTTTGTTAACAAAATCTACAATGAGATCAAACACTACGCGATGTGAGTGTTCAAAGTAATCTGATTTTAGATAGGGTATTACTCTACGTAAATACTCTTCATCATTAATCAGATGACTTAATACGTGCGTTTGTATTTGATTTGTTATGTCCAATTGTTCCAATCACCTCTCCTTCTTCTAGTGATTCTTCTATTATATTTTGAAGTACCCCACCGATGTAATTTCTAAAATTTATATCACCAATAAGCTCAGATTCTTCGAATTGTCCTGACTCTTGTATATCATAGGTAAATGCTAAAGTTGCAAGATCCAATTCTGGGCTCTCTTTTATTGAGACTTTCCCATATATGTATACGACGTTTTTCCACTTACCAGTAAGAAGTTTGACCCCATAGAATTCTACATTAGGAGATTCTACAAGCTGATAATCATTACTGGTGATCTCAATCTTCATTTAATATTTCCAGTTCTATTTCTTTTAACTCTAGAAGAGGCTTATGCCCTATCTGATAATGACCTTTGATAAATTTTTTGAAATCCGTCCCATCAAATATTGGCGTCCAAAAAGATTCTGAAAGCGTATCTTTCTCTCTAACTTTCGGGTCGACCAATTCTCCAGTAGTTTTATCAACTCTGCAGTACCAACCAATAGAAGGCTTAGCAACATAGCCACCAGCAAGAGCAACATCCAGTAAACCGCTGTAACGCTCAATGCCACCTTCCCAGCTAACGCTAATAGGAACTTTAGACTTTTCCCTGACAAACCTTGATTTTTCAACATTAATGACAAAATTATATCCTCTTATTTCTGTTCCCACTTTCTTTTGCTGTCTTCCTATAATCCATATATTATCGGCAGAATAATAAATACCCGTACCCCCGGAAACAATTGCTTTTGGAAACAATCCTATCTCTTGATAGGTATGATTAACTGCTAAAAGAGAAATACTCTTCATGGTTAAATATGGTGTAACCATTCTAAATAACCCTTTTAACGCCTTAGCCCTTGTCATATCAGCTACAGATTTTTCATTGAGTGTATCATCTAGCTCTTTCTTCGAAGCTAGATTACCAATTGAATCTATAACTATTATAACTCTATCTCCTCTCTCCAGACTTTCTAATTGATTAACTAGATCGAACTTTAATTGTTCTACGTCTGTGATTGGAGTGTGTAATACTCTTGATAAATCAATATCAAATGATTCGAAGAATCTTTGTGGGGCTCCAAATTCTGAATCATAAAATAATAACACTGCATCATCATACTTCTTTAAGTAATCTCTTGCTATAAGAAGAGCAAATGATGTTTTAAAATGCTTACTTGGTCCTGCTAGAACAGTAAGTCCTGGAGATAAACCACCATCTAGGTCTCCAGATAAAGCTGCGTTTATCATTGGAACTGAAGTGGTTACAACCTCTTGATCTTTAAAGAATATTGAATCAATCAAAACATCTGTTGTTTTAATCTTGCTATTCTTTTTAAGTTTATCCATTATTCCCATTAGTATATTCTCCATTTTTTTGAGGACCTAATTGCATAGAAGCTTCTTTTTTTCGCCATCTTGCTATTCCTTCTGCTTTTTTTCTATTTCTTTTTTGACAAGGTTTTTCATAAAATTCTCTACGACTAACCTCTTGTATAATTCCAGCACGTTCTACTGCTTTTTTGAATTTGCGCATTGCAATATCAAATGGCATAGGTCGTGATGGGCGTTTATCTTTTGGGTGCCTCTTTCGAGGTCTTAAATCAACTGACGGCATTATTTTTCTCCATAGTATATCTATTATACCACACTTTTGTGCATTTGTAAACCATTAATTCATTAATGTTGTAATTAGGATCAAACGAAGTCATATGTTATTCCTGCTTCATCAAACATTGTGTGAGTTTCTAGAATTGACACTTTCCATCTATCTGGACCATCAGTTCCATTCTTAGGAATTACCACTCGAGTAATTCCAACTTGTATTATTCCCTTTGCACACTCGTTACATACGGGAAGTCCGTAAACGTACAACGTGCTATCATCAAGTTTAGCTCCATTGTATCCCGCATTGTATATGCAATTCATTTCTGCGTGGACTACATATGAATATTTAACCTGCCTATTTTCTAGTCGTTCTTTTGGTTCTAATACACCCCTAGGGAATCCATTATACCCTTGCGCGAGCACCTGCCCGCGCTCGCCTATCGCGACCGCGCCTACGGCCGTACTAGGGTCTTTTGACCAAGTAGCTATATGTTTAGCTAGTTCTAGGTATCTTGCATCATACTTATCCATCAATTGCACCTTTCCAGATCGATTGATTAACCAATCTTTGTCTCATAGGATCATTTCTTATTTCATCTGTTTTTAGCGGATGTTTATCTCTATCCAATATCGGTTGAGGAACTATATCCCCAAATTCGGATTTCAAACGTTTCTTTTCCCCAGCTCTAAAATAGTATGGAGTATGTAATCCATGTTGAATAACACTCGGAGCTAAAAATGGGGGACGAAGTTCTACTGTAGATCTCATCATTGTTCTATCTAGTTTTGGTAAATGGTAGAAAGGTAATTCACAAAATACATCTGAGTATTGAGAATCATATTGCTTAGCTCTTGAATAACCACCAAACAATTCGTCTGCTCCATCACCAGTTAGGACATTATAAAATCCTAATTCTCTAAGTGCTTGGGCCATAGCTATTTGGGGTCTAACTGATCCAAGATCTACTGGGCTTTGGTGAACTTCCACTGCGTAAGTATTAGATACATCTTCTAAATTAACTTCTATTAAATTACAATCTAGAAGATCCACATATTCTCTTTCATGGTTATTAACATGAATAGCTGTTATATCCAATTCTTGTTCCATTGCCAATTGATATATAATTGTTGAATCTAATCCACCAGATAATAATATAGCTGCTTTCCTAAATCCACCTAATCTCAATTTAACTGCTCTGGATAGATCATCATATAAATTAGTATGTTTAACCTGACTCCAATCCCAATATGGAAATTCTTCCCCTTGGTAATAATAATGCCCTGGTTTAAGTTGTTTGATTTCATTCCAAGGTGTTCCACCTGTAGGATCATATCCCCATTTTAACACATTCGAATGAAATAATTGATTTGGTGTAACTGGACCATATTGTTTTAAAACACCAGGTTCAGAAGCTAGAGCTGTCATATCTGTTCTATAATAAGCTGGTTTAATACCAAGAAAATCTGTATATACTAATGGCTCATCTTGCTTGAAGGTAATAAAAGACCAGAATCCATCAAATTCGTGGATAACATTTTCTAGTTCTCCCCACTTGTTTATGTGATGTATCATATGAGCATCGCTCTTAAAAGTACCATCAGCAAAATCTTTATAGTTGAATATCTCTCCAACAAACATTGATGGGGGTTCATCACCACTTTGGATAGGCTGAATAGCTATCTCTGGATCTGGATCAATCATCGGTAAAGCAATATGACACATATCATAATCACCCCATTGCTTATAACCCTTATAGGATAATTGACCACGATAAGACATTTGGTCTATTGCTTGTATATTATTAACCCGTGTTTGGGTTCGATCAGTTATTAAAAACCCACACACAATTTATTCAAACTATATTTATCTGTTGTAAAACAATGCAAAGAAGTAGAACTAAAATGTAATGTTCCTGGTATGATACCATTACCTTTTGAAAGGCTTGGCCCTGAGTTGAGTTCTGCTTCTTTTATTAACCATATTGCTAATCGATTAGCAAAATATAAATCATTATGTAAATGTCTCATAACATCGCAAGATCTCATATGATAAGAACAATGCAATTTATTATTTCTTAACATAAAATGCCATCCGAATGTACATGGTACACGTTCGCCTAGCGAAGCTGCTGTAAGATCTTCTGGAAACCATATTGGGATATAACACTGTCTAGTAGTAGGTTCTTTTTTAAGAAGCTCAACTGCAGTATTTAGATTAGCTATGTTAAATCTTATCCCTTTGGTAATCAATCCTCTCCTTGCTTTATCCCCGTTATTTTGCCATAACCTTTCTGGATATGAATGAGAAAAAACCTCATCACTACTTAAATATTTGTCTGTATCTTTTAACCACATTGTGTGGGATGGGGGAGGATTATAAGGTATACCTGATACCCTTTCATCAAAATGAATATCTGCCCACGGTTGAGTAGCTTCTAAAAGATCTGAAGCTTCTTCTTTTGTATTAACCAATGGAACAACTAGATCAGCATGAAGTATTTCTAGGAAAGATGGGTGTTTAGTATCACCTTGCCATCTTTCAGTCTCTATTTCATATCCTTGTTCTAGTAATTTTTTTCTTAGTCGAAATAATCCTTCTGACAGATCCTTAGATTTCATTCACTTTCCTATTAAAAATATCATTTGTTTTGTCTTGGCCATCAATATCATGATCTAGGTAAGCACCAAAGAATGAGGCATAATTAATTAAATCAACTGCAGAATCTTCTAGAGATTCAAAGTTCTCGGAATGATTTTTATCTTGTTCCATCGTTTCTAGAATGGATTGCATCCGTAGGATCTTGCCTAACATAATATCCATAATAGTGTTAACACCATGTGGATAGTAGTCAGATTGTCTTATCCTAGAAGCTGGATTTTGATAATCATTTCCTTTTTTGGTTTGGAGCTCAGCGGCTCGCTTCAGTATTTGTAATGGTTTCATAATGTATATTATATCATAGTTTTGGATGAAAGTAAATCTTTATTTTTAATATTTTTCGAGGACTGTACCTGTTTGGTATAGAGGAATTTTAACCTCTGGATATCTCTTAGGATATGTATTCATAAACAAAGTAGAAGGTAGATGCTTATGGATAAATGTACCATAGTATTTTAATGGGGCAGATTCCATCATATATTCAGCTATCAT